CTTTTATGCACGCAGTCGAAATGAAAAGGGTAAAAGTCGGGCAGTGTTCCCGAATAAAATGATAAAATATGATTGATTTAAAAAACCAAGATTGCCTTGAAGCAATGAAGAAGATGGACGACAACCAATTTGATTTGGCGATTGTTGACCCGCCCTACGGAATCAGCGTCAACAAGATGACACTTGGTTCCGGTAAGTATAAGAATAAAGGGAAGGCGTGGGATTCGGAAACACCAAGTCAAGAATACTATGACGAATTATTTCGTGTGTCAAGAAACCAAATCATTTGGGGTGCTAATTATATGATTGACAAAATCAAGCGTCCGTCTATGGGTTGGATTTACTGGGACAAACAAAACGGCGATTCTGATTTTTCGGATGGTGAGCTGGCATTCACGTCATTCAACCGAGCGTTGCGTTCTTTCAAATATCATTTGTCAAAAGATAGGCACGCAAGATTTCATCCAACACAAAAGCCAGTTCAATTGTATGAATGGATTTTGGACAATTACGCAAAAGACTTTGATACGATTTTAGACACGCATTTAGGTTCGGGTTCAATAGCGTTGGCGTGTCACAATCGCGGCTACAATTTGACTGGTTTTGAAATTGATTTGGAATATTATGAAAAGGCTTGCGAACGATTACGCGTTCACCAATCTCAACTTACAATGTTTTAGGATATGCCAGGAAGAAAACCAAAGCCAACAGCGATGCTGAAGGCAGCAGATACTTATAGAAAAGACCGTCACGAAGAGCGCCTTGAAGTGCAAGGCCGCCCAGTGCTCCCAACCTACCAAAGTGCAGAGGAGACTTTTGACTGGTTGGTTAAGCACCTTGATGATCTTGGCGTTGTTGCAGAACTTGATGCCATCGCATTGCAAATGATAAGCGATGCGTGGGAGGACTATTGCGCAAGCCGAGCAGTGATTAAAAGATTAGGCCCAACCTATGCGACCACCACAGCACAAGGTGATGAGATGCATCGACCAAGGCCCGAGCTTGCAATGATGAATGGTGCGTGGGATAGAATAAAAAAGATGCTCCCCGAGTTTGGACTCACCGCAGCGGCAAGAGCCAAGTTGAGCACACCCGAGAAGATTGATAGTTTAGAAGATTTATTAGGAGAATGATATGGAGAAGAGATGTCACAAATGCAAAGAGATAAAGTCGTTCAATGATTTTCACAAAGACAATCGTTCAAAAGACGGGCATCAGTCAAAATGCAAGGATTGTAAGAAGCAATATCATTTGCAGAACAAGAAGCTAAAAAGCAAAAAGGATAAAGAACGCTATCAAGAAAAAAAAGAGGAGATAAAAAAAAGAACAAATCAATATTATCACGAAAACATTGAGGTCATCCGAGAAAGAAGAAAAAGGTATTACCATAAGAATGCCGACGACATCAAAAAGAAGGTAAAGGAATGGCGAGAAGAAAATATTGATTACGTAAAAAATCGAAATCGTAAGAAATACGAAGAAAACAAAAAAGAGATTTCACAAAAGCATAAGGAATACTATAACAACAACCGGAACAAGATATTACAAAGAGGTTCGGAGTACAGAAAAAACAACGCTGACAAGATAAAAGAGAACAAGTCAAATTATCACCAAAGAAAAAAGAATGACCCAGTTTATAAATACTCAAGATTGCTGAGGAATAACATACGGTCATCTTACAAAAGGAACGGATTCAAGAAATCAAAGAACACCGAAAAAATACTTGGATGCACGTTAACTTGGTTTTTTAAAGAATGGTTAAACAACCAGTACAATCCACCAAAAACACACATTGACCACATTGTTCCAGTGTCATTGGCAAAAAGCAAAGATGAGGTTTTTGCATTGAACCACTTTAGCAATATGCAAATATTAAACGCTAATGATAATTTGTCTAAAAACAACAAATATGTTTCCCTTACTGGATTAACGAAAGTGTTGTCTAACCATCCCAGTCCCAATACAATAAAAAGGATTGTGTCAAGAAGTCAAATAAAAATCAAATAATGTACGACAGCAACAAAGCAGATAGGGTCATCAGATTTATAGAAAAGGTCTGCACCCACGTTAAAGGTGACTTAGCCAATAAGCCATTCATATTAGAGGAGTGGCAGATAGAATACATACGCCAACTCTTTGGTACGGTAAACGAAGATGGTACTCGGCAGTACCGCACCTCGTTTGTGTTCATCCCGCGTAAGAATGGAAAGAGTAACCTACTCGCTGCTATTGGTTTGGCTTTGCTATTCGTAGAGAAAGAGCCAGGAGCGGAGATATATGTATGCGCCTCATCACGCGACCAAGCAAACGCTATCTATGACGTATGTAAGCAAATGGTTCGGAATCAACCTGTACTCGAGCGCGCTTGTAAGGTGTACCGCAACTCGATTGTGCTCAACGGCACCAACTCATTCCTTAAAGCGGTAGCTGCGGATGCTGGTGTTTTGCACGGGAGCAATGCGAGTGCGGTATTGTATGATGAGGTGCATACTGCTAAAAACCGTGAGCTTTGGGATGTAATGGCTACCTCTATGGGTGCACGTTCCCAGCCGCTTATGTTCGGCATCTCTACTGCGGGCCTCTTCGATCCTAACAGCGTTTGCTATGAGCTTTATGATTATGGGAAGAAGGTGCGCAGCGGAATCATTGAGGACAGCACTTTCTTGCCACTTATATATGAGGCCTCTCTTGATGATGATATCCATAGTGAGGATACGTGGCGCAAAGCAAACCCCAACTTTGATGTGAGCATCAAGCCCGAGTATTTTAAAAAGATGAGCCAAGAGGCAAAGAGCCTACCGTCCAGTGAGATTGCGTTTAGGCAGTTGCACTTGAACCAATGGGTGAATAGCTTAAGTGGCTGGATATCTGATGATGAGTGGATGAAAAGCTCGGGCAGTGTACACTTAGAAGAGTTAAAAGGGAGGCCTTGTTATGGCGGTTTAGATTTAGCAGCCGTTGAGGATGTCACTGCTTTTGTTTTGGTATTCCCTTGGGATGATGGCAGTATCAAGGTGTTGCCTTATCTATTTGTAAGTGAGGCCGCCGTGGAGCGCAGAAGGGTGCAAACGGGTGGATCGTACGACAGCTTTGTTTCTAAAGGTGAGCTTATCGTTACCGATGGGAACAGCACCGACTATAGCGTTATCAAGCAGAAGATATTGGAGGCCGCTGATGTGTTTGATGTGCAGAGCATCGCTTTTGATAGATGGAACTCTAACTCTTTAGTGCAGCAGCTCGTAGATGAGGGCCTTGATTTAGACCCGTTCGGCCAAGGGTTTGTATCTATGAGTGGCCCAATCAAGAATGCTGAGGTATTGATTAAGAAAGCGGCATTGCACCACGGCGGTCACTCTATGCTTCGCTGGATGGTAGGGAATGTTGTAGTGAAGAAAGATGATGCTGAGAACGTGAAGTTCTCTAAAGCAAAAGCTGGCGATAAGATTGATGGCGTTGTTGCTATGATAATGGCGCTGGGTGAAAAGATGACGGTTGAGAATTCTGATGTATCGAAAGTCAGCACTTATGAAAGTCAAGAAATCCGATTCTTATGACCATAGATGAAGCAAAAAAGGTTGGGTTGCTGCTCTTCGATGTTCCAGGATTGTCTCCTTTTTTAAGACACGAGGGAGGGAATAACTACTCCGTTGAACTCATTTTTGAGGGTAAAAGCTACACGATACAAAAAGAGCGTTATTAACATTTAGGTGTTAATTTTCTTTTTGTTCCTCCTATATATAGAGAAAAAAAATAAAAAATAAAGGTATTTGTCTTTGTATTTATTTCCCTACGGAGGCATAGCCTCCTCCGTAGGTAAATAGATACTTGCATCTTTGACAAACGCTGGGGCACTTGTTTCGTGTTTGTTTTTTTGTATATTTAGAGGACAACAACAAAACTCTTGATTATGAAAGAAACGAAATTAGTTATTGGCGATTACTTGCTATCGAAAAGATTCGGGTGGCAGTACAAGATCATCAGCATCAGAAATGGTGTTGCTGTTTTGCAAGATATCGTGCGTGAGAATGTACGAATGAGATTTACCCTTCGCGCCTTGCGTAATAGGATTGAAATAGATAGCTTTGCTCACTCACCGCATCCATTTTAGTGTTGGTTTTGGTTTATTAATTTCTATTAGGTTCTTAGCGGTGCAAACCTCCTCATTGATTTGAGGGGGTTTTTTTATTCCCATTTAGCGATACTTATATTTGGTGATGTAATTACAAAGTACACACTACTTTATGGCCGAGAATCAAAATCTATTTGGGCGTATCATTGGAGCATTCCGCTCTTCGCCTAATAACCCTTCAACATCATTAGCGAATCCCGCTTCTTGGATGTTTGACGGCGCGGCCTCAAAAACGGGTATTGCAATCACTGAGGATAGCGCTATGCGCCTTTCTGCGGTATTTGGTGCCGTTCGTGTTATCTCCGAGACTATAGCATCATTGCCGTGGGCAGTGAAGCAAGATGTAGGCGATAGCACCCGCAACGCATCAGCACACCCAATCAATAAGCTAATACATCACCCGAACGGGATGATGACGGACTTTAACTTTAGAGAGGTTTGTCAGGCGCACCTTTGTTTGCACGGGAATGCATTTATTGCGATCCGTAGAAACGAAGCGGGCCAGCCCGTTAAACTTATTCCAGTACACCCCGACCGCGTTGAGGTTAAGGTCTACAAGGATGAGAAGTTCTACAACATTGACCAAGGTAAAGAGACCTTTGATGATACTGAGATGATACACATTTTAGGGTTATCGTTTGACGGTATCATTGGTAAGAGTGTAATAGAGGCAGCACGAGAAAGCATTGGCCTTGGTTTGGCTGCTGACCAGTTCGGTGGTTCATTCTTTGGTAATGGCGCAAACGTAAGTGCGGTGCTCACGCATCCTGGCCGCCTATCAGATGAAGCCTATAAGCGTTTAATGGCTTCTTGGCAACGTAGGTACAGCGGTCTCGACAACGCACATAAGACAGCCATATTGGAAGAAGGAATGAACTTGCAAAAGGTCAGCATCTCACCACAAGAATCGCAGTTCTTAGAAACGCGTAAGTTTGGAGTAGAAGACATTGCAAGGTTTTTCCGTATCCCATTGGCTTATCTTGGATCGTTAGAGAACTCAAGTACGAGAGCCAACATCGAGGAGCAAGGCATTCAGTTCCAGCGCAACACGATACTACCGTGGGTAAAGCGTTGGGAGGCAGAGTTTAACCGCAAGCTATTTCCTGGTCAAGAGGACTATTTTATCCGTATCAATATGGATGGGCTTCTTCGCGGTGATATCTCAAGCAGATACTCAAGCTATGCAACGGCAAGACAATGGGGATGGTTGAGCGTTAATGACATACGCAAACACGAGAGCCTTGACCCAATTGATGGAGGAGATATTTACTTACAACCTATGAATATGGTTGAGGCGGGAACTGATAACGCTGCTGAGTAATGCCATACAATGACTATCCACAAGCAGCAGTAAACAACGCACAACGTGCTTTAGACTTCCGTGAGAAGAATGGTACGGATTGTGGTACACCTGTAGGGTGGGCAAGAGCAAACCAAATCGCGGGTAAAGAAAACCTCAGCGATGAAACGCTTGTAAGAACTTACAGCTTTTTGAGTAGAGCGAAGACCT